TACTGTCTCGCCCGCTGGTTGCTCTATACAGCTTACTTTCAGCAAGTCCAATGGAATGTATTGCTTTTGGTATATCGTCTCTACAATCTTCTCTGGTGGCTTACTTGAGCAGCTTGAGCAAATTGTCAGGCAGACGATCATCAATGTCAGCAGTAGTCTCTTCATTGATAACATCCTTCTTTGATGGTTTAGATGGTAATTCGTTAATCAATGTTTGTTTAACTACACCATTACATATTTCCTTTTCAACTTCCTTGGTGATCTTTATATACTCAACAGGTTTATTCTTAATTTCGTCAAGTAGAAGTAAGTTCTGTTCACTCAAACTTTCATTGAGTCTAACATGAGTTACCAACTTATCACTAACTACTCTAAGTTCTTCTCTGTCAGATTTACCTGACATGTAAGATGCAATAAGTAGTGTTGTAAGAATAATCACCAGAATGTTAAGAGTCTTACTTTTCAACGTCGCAAGTGGATTCACATTCGTGCTCCTTTACTTTGTCCAAGTCGTCAATCTCTTGATCAAGCAACTTACCAATACCCATCATAGCTGCAAACATTAAGCCCCAACCAACAAGCCATGTTACCGTCATTGTATCAGTTAGAATACCAAGCAGTGCAAGACCAGCCATAGAGACAGCATTCAACATGTTTGCAATGAATGAGTAAGTGCTATAGTGTTTACAAATATGCTTATACAGCTTACCTGTCATATTATTTACCCCACATTGTCATAGTTTGTTTATAACTTGCAGGTTCTTCACCCATACAGTATTTGTACTGTTCGCTTGCTCGAATTTCTAAACCTTTCAGTTTAACCTTCTTACCATCGATCGTTCCATATACCCATTTAGTAAGTTCCAAACAAGCACCACTGTAGTTACCACCATTCAACTTTTTAAGCAGAGTACTTGAGTTCAAGTTACCACCACCTTTGTTGAATGTGAAGTCAGTTACAGCACCTTTCATCCACTCAGATTTGAATGGAACTTTCACAGCTTTTTCAACCAACTTCTCATGTTCGATCCAGTCTTTAACAAACTGATCTATACACTCATCTTCAGTGTAATTCTGCTTTGCCACTTCACCCTTCTTAACAAGGTGACCGATACAAGTTGTCTTCAATCCAACAGGGTCCAAATGAAGGTGTGTCATAACACCCTCAGATGGAACAGTAAGCTCAGAAGCAACATACGCAACGGGACCAGAAACACCAGCTACAACCAATGCTGCAAATACTTTACTCTTCAATGCTTTAGTGATTGGTACTTTCATATTTGTTCCTCATTAGTTAGATCATTTTTTCACAATCCGAATAGCATTAATAGATATAACTGAATAGCCTGATGTAAATGTTGTAAAAGTCAATCTATCAGGTGTAGCGCCCATGGTACATGCGGTATACACACCTGTACCACCTAAGAAACGCGAAGTATGTCCCGCTGTCAACTCCTTAATCGGTGTCTCATAAGTAACGGTAGATGCACCATCACTATGTTGTAAAAATAAAACATCCCCAACACGTAAGTTGCGAGATAGTATACTCACTTGACCACCTGTACCATTAAGACCAGTCCATAACACTTCAACCTCTGTTTGGTAACCTAATTCTTGTGCGGTAATTCGGTTGGTCAAATCAGTAAGAGTGTTCTGTAAGACAGACCAACGTAGTTGACTCAATGCTCTTGCAATTGTAGAAGCCATTTAAATCTCCTCAGTTTTTGACAACGCGCAATGCGTTAATGGAGGCTATACCGAAGCCTGATGTAAAACCTACCGTATTAATAATATTCGGCGTTGCACCAATGGCTGTTGATGTTATCACTCCGCCGCTTGATGGTCCTGACAAGAAGTGCAATGTCTGACCCGGTGTTATCGATTTAATAGGACTAACCATAGATGTCCAACGAGCTGCATCGTTGCTCTGAATAAACAACTTATCACCAATACGCAGATTACGAGTTAATGTGAGTGATGTAATATTACCCACATTACCAGTCCACAATACTTCAACTTCGTATTTATACCCTTTCTCCAACTCAACAGTGCGTGCTAGAAGTGTAGATAAATTAGAAGTGAGGTTATCCCATCGTAATTGCGTCAATAGTCTTGCAATTGTAGAAGCCAAATTATAAACTCCTCATTTAGATTTATTGTAATAATGTTTACCGAATACTCTTACTCCGATAAACATTACAGATGCGATTGCTAATCCAGCAATCATTTCAAAGACATTAGTACCACTTGTTGCTACACATAAGAACAAAGCTTTATCAGCAATTAGCTGAACGATTTGGTCAGCATATGCTTTGTCATGTATTTCACAACAAGTAGACCACCAACCTTCTGGAAACCATGTGCAGAAGTTCATATATACTCCTTTGTTCGCCCCTTTCGAGGCGAATGTTTGTTATTATACAGGTCGAACAGGTCGCTTGTTAATCTCAGGAAAGTCTGCATTACCAGTCTTCCAATCTCTAACTTTACTCCTGTATGCCAACCACTTATTTCGAGTACCGGGTAACAAATCTGTTGGTGGTTCTTCACCTTCCTCTTCGGCAGCAACAGCTTCTTCAATTGCCAGTAGTTGATTTGCAATCACCACCAACTCTTTTGTTCGCCAATTGTCTTCTACAGATGTAATGCTACTCATACTTTCAGACCAACCGGGGAACAACCAAATCTGGTCAGCCTGTGTAGGAGGAGTAGTTACCTCAATCCAGTTTCCATCAACATCATAAAAATCAGGAGTGTCAGGGGCGCTAGAAACTGACCCGAGATAAACACCAGATTCGGATACATAGAACTTAGGAGTACCACCAATAGATCGTTTTGCTGTAATTTCATCTTTCATATCTAGTTGCTCCATAATTATGCCCATGCCTCAAATACAATTTTAAAGTTAGTGTTTACAGTTTGAGACGTAATGATGGCAGATGTAACTGGGTCTTGCAAGAAAATACCAGAACCACTGATCCTGACAATAAGGTTTGTTACATCACGTTTACACGTGAACCCGAAGATAACCAAGGCGGAGTTGGCCTGTTCATAATCCAACTGCCAGAAAGTCTCATCCCCGACAGCGAAGTTGCCGGTTGCTACGGTACATACAAGATATGCAGTAACCAACTTAGGCTTCACACCAAGTCCATGTGGAAGCGTAAGACCACCACCCCAGACAATGGTTTGTGGAGCGCTTACAAATTCCTTAGTAAGTACTTGTGGTCTTGCTTGAATACTAGCTACAGTTGTAGCCAAAGCCAATACATCAACAGTACCAATATTCTGCAATGCAGTGGCTGCGACCACGCACCAGATAACAGTAACGTTGGTGCTTCGGGTTTCGGTGCCGACGCGGGGCGTACCATTTGTCCCATCAGTAACAGGGTCGCCAGTGTTGGATGCTTGGATATACTGAGCGGATGTACCTAAGTTATTAGACCCGCCGAAAACTATAGAGCCTGAGTGGCGGTGGCCCTGCATTTGGTCAAGTTGGAACAGACCCGGTGTACCAGCAGAGTTCTTACCATAACCACGAAGAACAGCAGCAGCGGGTGTATTACCATCAACATACTTACCGTTAAAGTCTGGAAGACGGAATGTTGTACTACCATCACCACTTGAGAACTTACCACGGTCTAGATATGGACTCGCCAACCAAGTAGCGTCACTGATCGCCTGAGAAGAAACCAGAGCCCACAAGGTAGGCCACACAGCACGACTAACAAGTTGACCATTGTAAGGTAACATACCACCCGGAATAGTTGCTTCACTCAAACTCCAAGGTACAGTAACACCTACAGGAAGTGCACTAGCACCAATCTTACCGTCAATCTCAGCTTTTGTGTAAGTGTCATTAACACCTTTTGCTTTAAACACTGTGATTGCGATTTCACTTGCAGCTTCAACACCCGTTGTAAGAGTAATCGATGTACCATTTGTAGCTGTGTAATCGTTACCAATCCAGATAGGGAAACCGTTAAGGTCTACAAACAATGGGACACCCGGTGTGTACGAAAGAGTTGCACCAGAAAGGTCAACACCACTGATTACTGTTTGTCCAGCAGAAAGGTTATATGTGAAGCGAGAGATGTTTACAGCACTACCACCACCACCTGCATCAATAAGGTCTTTCAAGACTTTACCTTGGTTTGCAGACAATGCTTTAGTAGTATCGGTACTTGTAAGGTTGTCTACAACTTCGGCAGCCGGTGGAATCCAACCTGACCAAACAGTACCGTTGTAAGATTGAACAAATGTTTTACCAGCATTCAAACTTGTCATACCGAAAGCTTCTAGGATTCGAAGAGTACCGTGTATTGATACTCTAACATACCAAGCTTGACCATTTACTGGTAAGTCTACACCACCATTTCCAAAAGCATACATACCTGATACCGTTAGTGATCTAGCTGCATCAGTGTTAGTCAAACTAATAGCTGTACCACCATTCCAACCATAGTCACCAACTTTAAGTAAGCGACCTGCTGTTGTGTCAAGTTTACCTACAGTTGGTGTACGATTATCAAGTTGGGTTTGAACAGCAGTACTAACCGGTTTATTCAAGTCAGAAGTGTTATCAACATTGCTCAAACCAACATCGGTTTTGTTAATAACAACAACACCAGTCTTACCAGCAACAGAGCTTACACTTTCAGTGTTGTCAATCTTATAGAACTCTTCACTGATCTTTGAGAACATGAGAGTGTCACCAACACCGTATTCAATTGTTACACCACCATCAGTTACAGTACCACCAACAACAACTTTCCAGAATGTGGATGTTACCGGTCTTGTAGGGTATACACCACTTGATAGATTAATTGGTCCACCATCTTTAACAACACCAGTTACAGTACCGGAAGCAGCTTGAGCATCATCACGAGCTTTTTCAGCCAATACTTTAGCAGCTTCGGCTGCGTCTTTCGCATTAGTGGCTGTGGTAGCCGCTGTGGTAGCTGTAGAGGCGTTTGAAGCTGAGTTAGTCTCAGATGTCTTGGCATTAGTCTCACTTGTCTTAGATGCTGTCTCAGAAGCTTTGGCATTTGTCTCAGATGTCTTGGCTGCCAACGCTGAAGCCTTAACGATATCTTCTGATGCCTTGCTTGCAACTTCACTTGCTTTGGACGCCAGTTCAGAAGCTTTAGCATTGTTTTCTGAAATTAGAGCAGCATCTTTTGAAGCTTGTGCACTTGCAGCATTATCAGTAGAACTGATTTCAGCAGATTGTGCCGCGCTCGCACTATTAGAAGCAGCAGTCTCAGATGTCTTTGCATTAGTCTCACTTGTCTTTGCAGCATTCTCTGAAGCTTTGGCATTGTTTTCTGAGATTAGAGCAGCAGCTTTTGCGGCTTGAACAGCGGCAACTTCTGCATCAAAGCTTCGAATATTATCGGTAACCCAACGAAGTCTATCTGCTGAGTCTTTGTTGTAACCTTGCAGTGGTGCGATCATGTAATCAGCACTACCACTTACAGTGTCACCACGATAAGGAGGATAGATACCAAGTACTGTTTCACTAGCGATGTTTACAACTTCATACCAACGACCGTCTGGTGCTCGGAAACCGTCACCAACTCGTGAGTTAGATGCGAATTTAACACCTACACCCGTAATCGATGTTTCTCCCGCGATAATACTTACATTACCTGTTTTATACCAACCCATATTAAATCCTCAATTAGTTAAAAGGTACAGGACAATTGGATACATCTGCAATTGTCAAATACGGAACATTCTGATTTGTCCATGCTCCTTCTGGACCACCAACAAGTGCGGTGCCGACCATTGAGGCATATGAAAATATACCTGTGTTATCGCTCGTTATTCCGCAAAATGTTTTATAAAAGTCAGAGTAAGACTGTGTTGTATCCGATGTTGTAAATCCTCTTCGATAAACTGACATCGAAAAAGCAGCAACTGGTGGTAGGTATACATTAGTTTTCCCATAAAGTAAAAAACCAAAACTATACTCATCTACTGACTGAACCCAGCTTGTTGTACGTAGTGGTGGATTATTACTGTTGAATATAGCAACTCCATTCTCATTGAAAACTTGCAATCCGAAATTACCAGCAGAACCAATGTTTGTGTCAAATATATAATAGTAAACATTACCATTACTTTCTGAGCTAACTTCACAGTTAAATGTCCACAACATCCCTTGCTGGTTAATACTCGAAACCCTAACCATTTGTTCAGGTCTAACATCTGGTGGCGCCCAATAATTACCACCAACAGTTCTGAAAAATATAACAGGTGAATTAGCATAAACTTGAATGGGGCCAGCATATTCTATGTATTGTGGCAGAACACCTGATTTAATTAATCCTACAGGCATGAGGTTCGTGTCAGCCCACAATTGACCATCCTCACCAAATAATTGTAGTCCAAAAGGCATTAGTTTACTCCATATGTTATTACAGTAGCCATTTTACTTCCATATTGGGGCCAATTCCAATACATAGTTGATCCTGAAAATACAACTTCAACACCAACTCCAAAATATCCGGGGTCACCCAAAATTCCGGTCGCTGCGAATGGTACTCCTGTTGATAACCAACTATTAAAAAGTGATCCCGGTCCGTATGCAACAAAAGTACCTAATACTTTTGTGTATTTAGATGTTATACTCATTGCAACTGAGCCGTCTTTATTATATGACTCAAAACCAGCAGGCATAATATATCTCCTATCTAAAGAAATGAGGGACTTAGAAGTCCCTCTAAATAATTACCACATTCCCATTCTAACACGAAGGCGATTTGTTGAATCGTAAACTTGGATAACGTTGTTATTTATTGTTAGTCTACCAACATTAGGGACAGTGCCGTTAAACTCAAGTGTACCAGCTTTATTTAATCTCCAACCCGTTTGACCTTGAATAAAGTTGTTTGATTGTATCGTATCACCGATCATTGCGTTGGTAATCCATGCATCACCGATAAGTGCTTGACTGATGAACACTTGACCACCTTGTACAACGAATGGTGCAGCAGTAGTTCCATCAATACCATTCACAACAGCGAACCGATCAGCACGTACAAGGAACTGACTCTGAAGACCAGCGGGGCCATTCTCAATACCAAGACCAATACCAGCAGCAACATACTGACCATTGACATTCTGTTCCATCTTCAAGGTCCAAGCAGTTGAAACTTTACCGTCGATATCTACTACAGCAGTTTTTGTTTCTTCAATCGCAGCAGTGTTTTCACCAATAGATGCTTGAACTGTAGTGATCTGCGTTGCTGTAGCCTCATCAGCAGTAACACGTGCGTCTGTCTCGACTTGGATAAGTGATTTGACTTCTGTGTCGTAAGCTGTAAGATTGGCTTGAACAGTGTTGATCTGTGTTGCCAATGCCTCGTCGGCTGTAGCTCTTGCTGTAGCCTCATCACGGATAGCTGCTTGAATGTCGTCACCTACTTGAACTTCCAAAGCTGTAAGCCTTGTAGAAGTAGACGATTCATTGTCAGCAACAACTTTAGTAAGGTCTGTGATCTTGGCACTGTTACCGTCAATCTCTGCTTGGAAAATAACAAGCTCACTGGCAATCGCCTCATCAGCACTTGCACGAACTTCACGTTCAGTAATGATCTGTGCTCGACTATTCCAACCAGTAACGGCATCATCCATTTCACCAACACCGTCATCATCACGGTATGCAGCTTGTAGAGATTCGATTGAGGTAACTGTTGATGTAAGTACACCATCAATAGTTTCAATGTCAGCAGTGTTGATAGCAACCTGAGAAGCAAGAGCATTACTCTGTTCTATGATTGTACCTACATCCTTCCAATATTCCTCATTAGGAGGAGTTGTGTTAAGAGGTACATCTTTCTGAGCTTGGTAAAGCTTACTTCCTTGACGAACGATATCACCAGATTCGTACAATTTATCTGGATTGTAGACAAGTGCGTCTGTTACATTATTGATTTTATCTTCAAGATCAGCAACAGCATCTTCAAGTCTTTCGTTTACACTACCGGGTCCATTTCCATCGATCAAGTCTATACGATCATACAGTGCTTTGTCAAGAGCAGTCTCAGAAATAGTACCAGCAAGATACTCATTATACTGACCACTATCGTTGATCTGACTTTGACCCTGTATACCATTACCTGTTTCAGATGGGAACCAAGGACCAATGTTACCAGTTCGGTCATGTAGACGACACCAGAACCAAAATTTCTTACCTGCTGACAAACCATGAAGTTCGTGTGAGTTTGTTGGGTATGAGAAATCACCAAGTTTTATAGCATCAAAGAAACTGTTTGTTTCACTATACATGAACTCTGTACGTAGAGTATCTTCAGCACCTTCTGGGAAGTACCAGTCAAGACGAATACCGAAGAACATAGGTGTTGTATCAATTGCAGTAACAGTGGGTGGTTTACCAGCCTTACCATCAAGTGTTGTGATGATACTTGTTGCCCAAATAGACTTGATACCATATGCGTTAATTGCACGTACACGCGCTACATATTGACCAGCATAAATACCTTTTACGTTAAACTCAAGAGCGCCTGTAACACCAAGGTTAACCCAGTCACCTTCACCAACACGCCATTGTGCTTCATACCCTACAGCATTCTTTGTTTGATCCCAAGATAGTGTCATCGTGGAAACAGCCATTGTCTGTTCAACAAAGGTTGTAGAACTGATAACAACGTTAGTAGGTGGTTGTTGAATGTTAGGTGGAACTACACTTATTGGGCGTGGTTCAAGACGTGCACCGTTATCGATTGCCGCATATTTACTGTCGTTGTACTCTACACCAGTAATCTCATAGACGTTATCGTCAGGACTTGTTATCTTTGTTACTCGGAACAGTTGCGACTTTAGGTCAGCAGCTTCAAGATACCAAACCGCATTTGGTAGAGGTTGTTCGGTGTAAGCAACTTGTACAGTTACGATGTTACCAGAAACAGCTTCAATTGTACGACCTTCAGTGACACCATTGGAACGTGTCATGTAAAGGATGTCACCCTGTTTACCATCAATTTCACGGTCAAGTGTAATAACACGACCAGCAGAAATCTTGATTCGACCAGTGAATTGACGACCACCAATCAAAGGGTCAACAACATGGATCAATTTACCCGGTGCAACGTCCTCACTGAGTCCTTGTAGACCCGTTTTAAATGAAACAGTACGGTTGTACATGTTTGTGATTAACGTGTACTTACCGCGTCTCTGAGCCTCACCACGAGATGTACAACCAATCGCACTAATCTCAGTCTGACGATCACCACCCCATCTTAAAATCTGACTTGTTTCAAATGTAGCTTCAACATCTGTATTATAGTGGTTGTCTGGGTTATCGTAGCTTACCAATGCACTGGTATAAATACTCTTGTCATCCGCAGCAGAATAGTCGAATCGACCATTGACAACGTTAGATCGTGAGAACACAGGAGCATTATTGAAAGGTTCACGCTTGTCAGCAATTGCTGTAAACTGATTACCGTTCCAGTACGTCATACCGTTAAAGATCGAAGCGATGTCACGCAAAACTTGCCAAGCTTCTTGCTTCTCTTGGATATAGATGTTACAAGTGTGACGTGGCTCTTTACCACCACCACCTCTACCATCATCTACCAGCACGTCACAGTATTGAGCCACTTCATAAAGTGCCCACTTGTCAACCATATTCAAGTCAACTTTATGACCAAGACCAAATCGGTCATTAGTCATGATGTCATAGAAGACCCAAGCAGGGTTATCAGACCAAGCCCATTTAAAAGAACCGTTCCAAATACCACTATAACTTCTTATATCTGGTTCATAGTTACTTGGGACGCGGATGATTCGTCCTTTCGTTCTAACCGATACTCTTGGAATAGCACCACCACCAAACATACGACTGTCAAACTCAACATAAAGCAATGCAGTGTTTGGGTAACGTTGTTTCACGTCAACCACTTCAGCATAACTCTTAATGTTCATGTTGTCTTGAATGTTACCACTTGTTTGATCTGGTGTTGTTCTTGATACACGTACACTCCAACCGGTTGTTGCTTCAGGTAAGTCAATACGATGAGTTCTTTCATATGCAGTGTTTGTCTTACCACTAACAGAGTAGTAGTTGTATATCTGAAATGCACCACCATCCGTTGAGATTTCAACTTGGTAACCGATAGATGTACCAATAGTGTCACCGTTTGAGGTTTGCTCAAGAAGTGCAGGCCATTGGAAAGTAACACGGATAGCATCAAGTTCTGATTTTGTAATATTACGAACCCAAGGAGTACCAAATTTAAGTTCAACACCAACGTTGTACTCAGTAGATACTTCTGGAAGACCTGCAATATATGTCTGGTCAGTAGTACCTGAACGCCATTCGTATTTTACACCACCGAAGTTGCGAGAACCATCAGCGTTAGCCAGTGGTGTACCATCAAGAAAGATATCTTGTGGTGATGGAGTTCCAGCGAGTTCACCTTCAGCTACTGCGATAAGTACTTTACCATATGCAACAGATAGCAGGTTGTTTGGTGTTTCAACCGGGGTATAGGGTTTCTTCTCACCACCTTTACCACCTTGAATTTCGTAATCTAACATTAGATTCTCCTAAGTAATTGTCATTGTTGATCTTCCGATACAATACTTGCAGATACAACAGCACCACCCACTTCACGATAACCATAGAACACTGGAACTGGTACACCTTGTGCGGCAGTGTTAACAGGACCACCAAACGCATAAGACGCTCTGTTTTCAGTATCGGTTCTAGATGATAATCCTTCAGGTTGTGGTGAAAGTAATTGTGTGATACCACCGATAGCCAGAGATACAGCAATCGATGTTGCTACAGCGGCGGATGTACTACCAGCAGCAAACCATGCACCCGCACCATAACCACCAGTACCAGCAGTTACTACTGTAAGCGCAATGATTGCAGCAACAGCAAGGAAAGTTAATCCTGCGTTCTTACCACCAGCATATTTAGGGATCAACCTTACAACTTCAGGTTTACCCATCAGTAGTTGTTCAGGGTCTGTAATATCACGTTTATCAGTTCGTACTGCGAACTTTACACCTCTCTTACCAGCAGCACGAAATGCCTCATCAAATCCTTCAACTTGAATCAACATTGCCTTGATTGCTTCAGCAGGGTTTCTAACATAAAACTTGTGGTTACCATACTTTTTAAGATAACCACCCGGTCTAACTTCAATCCAAGACTCAGACATGTTTCACCTCTCTATGTCGTAGAATCATTCTAGTTCTTTGATGCCATTGACCACCATATACAATTATCTCACTTTTCTTAGAGTACATGTGGTGTAGCATTAATGACTTACCATAAAATTCTTGTTCTTCAAACTCTGAAATCTCACCAAGATAAATACCTGCATGGTTAGGATGGTATGTTCTACCAATTTGCATAACAACCATGTCACCCGGCTTCAAATCATTAACTTCGTAGAATCCGAACTCTTCGTATAGCTCTTCATAAAATGATTTAGATTCTTTGTTTTCCCACCAACGATCTGTTCTAGGGTAGCTCTTAAATGTGATACCGTGATACTTCTTGTAATACGCCTCACAGGTTGACCAGCAATCCCAGACACCGTGTACAAATGGTCTATCAAGAAGTGTAGGACTTACTTCTGGAATAATTTGACGATAGTCACCTTCAGGCCAAGAAACAATATGCCATGGGATTGGTTTACTATCAGGGTCTACAATCAGTTCCACTTCACGGTTACGACTCATAACAGCGATGTCCTGACCAGAAGGTCTTGTTGTTTCATCTGGGTGACTATGAACAATACCAACTACATCACCAAGCTCTTCTGCTTGGATGAATGAATCAGGACACATGTGAAATTCTTCTTCAGCAGATTCAGCAATATTCACACAGCGTACATATTTCTCACCTTTTGCAGTATTTACAACAACACCACAAATCTCACGAGGGTAACCTTCCTCAGCATGTTTCAGTATATCTTTAATTGTTTTAGCTTTGAGTTTATCAGGTATCATATTAACCTCTTGCAATTAAGCTACTTGCGATAAATCCACCGAAAGGAAGTGGTTTCTGTTTACCGAAACGAAGTTCACAATCGAGACATAATCCACCACATTTATCCAGTGCAGGGTTATCGGTTTCAATACCTTTCTCTGTGAAATACTTAGTACCGGTGTATCCGCAATCTGGACCACGATAGTTACCGTTCATCGCCCAATGACATAGAGCATAAATCTGGCGACGTGGTACGCGTTGACCTGTAAAGTCTGCTGGTGATGAAAGTTCAAATGTTACAGTAGATTGGTTCTCACCACTTTTACGTGTGATATACCAGTTCTGTGTGAACTCCATTGATTCATCTGGATCATCACCGTCAGCAAGGTATTGACGAAATGTGGTATGTTCTGTAACCTTTGCACCAAACAAGTTCTGAAGTAACAGACACATTGAACTGATGCTACCATCAATGTTTGCAACGTCAAGACTTGGTTGAGGACTCTTACCTGTACCATCCCATTCAATACCTGTCATTGAATAAGGCCAAGTACTATAATCCTCACCTTTCCATCGAATCTTCTTTGGTGGAATCTCAGTACCAGCCTCTTGGAATGCTTTAAGCTCTGCTTCAGTGTATTCAACATTGTAATTGTGGAATCGTAAGATGTCGCCACCAAAACTAGTGCAATCTACTTCAATCAATTTAACCCTAGCACCCGGTTCAAGTTTCTGAATCGTTTGACTAATATTTGTAAGTGCCATATATACTCCTTACTGTGGTGCTGCAAAACTCTTTACAAAAGTTGCAGTGATAGTGTAAAGACCACCACCTTTATCTGTAGGTTTAGGGTCCATGCATGTGTATAAAGAAAGCTTACCAAGTGGTGGTGTCCAGAAGAAACTCTTCCAACCTTGATGTTCATCAAAGAAGTCCATAATCTTTTGAGCTTCGTTCTTATAAGCATGAACAGTGATCGAATATGTTTCGTCTTTGATGTTAATACCATCAGCGGATGTTTGTTTGTATCCATCACCAAACTGTGTTTCAATAACGCGATACTTGATTGTAGGATCAATGTCACGCTCAACCTTCCAAGTAAATGTTTTTACCATTTTAATACTCCTGAAATAGAAACAGGGAAGCTTTCGCCTCCCTGCAATTTGATACATTCTACAATGTTTTTATTGTTTTTGTCAATAGCAAAACGAATTAACGCTGTGCTGTAGCCAATGTACCACCCGGACGAGATTCACTGTTGATAACACTGTAAACACGTTGATCAACAAAAGAACCCAACTCAGCACCAAATTGACCCCAACCTTCGCCACCATCTGTACTTGAAGAAGTACCAGTGTTGCTAACACTAACGTTCACGTTCACAACTGTACCTCCTGTACCAGCACCACCTAAACCACCAGCAGCACGAATACCAAGATCACCGTTACGTGTTCTAGCAAGTGGGACAATAGCTTCCTCACCAGCTTCACCCATTACACCTTTTGCACCATTTGCCATACCAAATGCAGTTGGACCAGATA